TCTTTTCTACGAACATCTGAAAATGCTCCAAAAAAATCACATAGGACGCCATCCATATCTACGAAGCAACGAGGTTTTATATCTTTCATAATAGTAGTCTTTATTATTCTATACAAAGATACGAATTTTGTTTTAATTATTCTTCAATCTTCTATTTAAAGTTGAAATAGTTTGTAGATATGTGTGAACTAATAAGTGTTGACTCAAAAGGTCAATTCTTTTTTGACTCTGTTGATGTAGAATTTACTGAAGTTTATACTGACGTAGATTATCCTGTACTAGTAGAAAAAATGACTAAACTTATCACTCTTATCAACGAAGATAATTCTTTGATTGAAAAAGATGTTCAAGACGAACTTTGGTTTATGTTATAATATAAAAAGCTATCATTTGATAGCTTTTTTAATTTTATTTGAATTCCCATTCTTTGACATCAGATAATTTCCATTCATTTCTACCTTTTTTCCAATATACTTTCCCATATTCTACCCAAATATATTTATCTTCATCATCATTATATCTATATGGAGGTCTATTACTTTCTAAATATGCGATATATTTCTCACCATTATTTAATGTAATTTTACAGGGTATAACAAGTGGTGGTAGTTTTAAATCCTCTTTTGTAACACCGGCAAGTTGTACAATATTTAATACTTTTTTATGAAAACTTAATGTATCATTTTTCATTAAGTCAACTATTCTACCGACAATTAAACTTGAATCTACAGATTCGAATGTTTTAAATCCTTCTATTTTCTTTTTCATTAGTATATATTCCAATTTTTTATATGTATAACTCCATTTGAATCTATTGTAGAACCTTTATCCTCAATCTCTTCTTCAAAGAAATCAGTATTAAGAACATCATCAATTGTTTTATCAGATAATTCTACTTGTGGTATATCTGCTACAAATGCTTCAAAAAGTTTTAAGTATTTCACTTAGTATATATTATTTTTAGTTATCATCATCATCCCATTTATCCCACTCTTCATCACCATCATTCTCACTCCATATTTCTTTCAATTTTCTATATTCAACAGGTCCTGGTTCAATACATATACCGCTCCAATTTCTGTGTTTTTCTAAAAACAATGAATTAGATGAGCTCTTTCCGTCATGAGCTCCGATGTCCACAAATATACCATTAAGTTTTTTATTAAAGAATTCGTCTACAAATTTATCTTGTCCTATTTGAGAATAATATTTTTCCATTTATTTGTCATTTTTTATATTATAGTTATATTATAGTTTTAAAGAAATTTTGCAAAGTTTGAAAATCCATCCATTCTGTGAGCTTATTATCTGCTAGATAAGATTCTTTGTATATAGAATAATAGAGATCATCATCTGAATCTATTTCTAGTACAAGATCTACCGCTGCTTCAATACTCATCGCATTTCTAGAACAATTCAATTCTTTTTGTATTTCTCTATAGCTTTTACCTTGTTTTCTTAGTAAAATTATATTTTCTTTTTTCGAACCCTCAACCATAACATATCTTTTTATGATATATATTATTTTTTGGTTCTCCCTTGTTGGTACTGTGGGTTACGATCCCACTACCTTTCGCGTATCAGGCGAATGCTCTACCGAGTGAGCTAAGTACCAATATTTTTGTAGTTCCTGTGGGGATTGAACCCACGACCTGTTGCATGTAAAACAACCGCTCTCCCGCTGAGCTAAGGAACCAATTTATCTTTTTTCTTCATAGTTTATAATAAAGTTCCATTTAGGAAAATTATCATTTGTAACATTCTCTATAACTTTTTCAGAAATTAATTTAAATCCAGGAATATCCTCTAAAACTTCTTTCCAGTTATAAATTCTATTTTCGGAATTAAATCCGATAGTAACACTTAATATTTTATTATCTTTCATAGTAGTTCCTGTGGGGATTGAACCCACGACCTGTTGCATGTTAAACAACCGCTCTCCCGCTGAGCTAAGGAACTTTATTTGTTGGCACAGAGGGATTTGAACCCACGTTTTCAACAACCGCTACAGTTCTCCAACTTATCAGGTTGGGTTGGTATGTGCCAATATTCTTATTTTCTTCCTTTTATCCAGTTATTTTTCAAATAATCTTCTAAAAGTTCTTTTTTAATCTTCATATTCTTTCCTTCTTTTGTAATCCAACAGGTTCCATATTGTGAATTCTTCTCACCTATTTGATTAATTGAATTCTTCTCACCTATTTTTCTTTTACTTTCATCACTATGTTTCTTACCACACCAAAAATGATTTAGCTCACCAGATAAATATCTTTCATCATTTACATTTATCATAAAGTTATTACCATATTTATCTTTTACTAAAACCTTATCTTTTGAGTAGCTTAACAATTCACCAGATAAATATCTTTCATCATTTTTATCTATTAAGAAGGCATTGCCTTTTATATCTTTTACTAAAACTTTCCCTTTATTAAGAGTTATTAATTCACCAGATAAGTATCTTTCATCATTTTTATATATTCTATAAATATTATTATTTATATCTTGTACACTAATATGACCCTTAACTGCACTTATCAATTCACCAGATAAGTATCTTTCATCATTTTTATGAACTTGACTACAATTACCATCTTTATCTCTAACTGTAACAGTATCAAGTGCCAAATATTGTTTCCCACCCACAATTATATTATAATTACTATTTTCACTAATAAACTCTCTATTAACAAGTTCTTCTTCTTTTTTTAACATGTCTATTTCATTATCAAATGAATATAGTATTTGCTTATCAAAGTTTTCTAAACCATATTGTTTAATAGCTTTCCTAATATTAGTTCCTGACCCCATATACCTATCATTTATATTTGTTGTTACATGACACCCAATATAAATCATATTGTTTAATTTATTTATAATTTTATAAACAAGATAATATTTCCTTTTCATAGTTCGATAATTTTTATTATATATATTAAATTATCGAACTTCCCTATTTTGGAGCTAGTGACAGGATTCGAACCTGCGTTGTTGTATTTCTCCCTTACAAGGGGAGTGCAATCGACCATCTATGCAACACTAGCATTATTTTTGCTCCCCAGACTGGCTACGATCCAGTGACCTACGCATTAACAGTGCGGTGCTCTACCAACTGAGCTACTGAGGAATATTTTTTGAGGCAAGGGTGGGATTCGAACCCACGATGGAGAATTAACTCACCAGATTAACAGTCTGGACTTTTCGACCACTAAAGCAACCTAGCCTTATTTATATTTAATTTTTTAACATAAAAAAACCCAAACTTTAAGTTCGGGTTTAGATTTAATTTATAATATAACTTTGACTTTATACCATACATAATTCATTACCCGAATTCGTGCTATTCACACAATTCGTAATCGTAATCACATTAATATTTGTAGTCATTGTTTTCATATTGTATATATATTAAATTTTTATTGTCCCTTTTTGTTTTTCTTTATTTATAGTAGTGTAAAACACTCTCTGTATTATTACAGAGTACAAATATACTATAAGTTTTTTAATCTACCTAATCTTTATTAACTTTTTTCTTCATCAACTATTTTTATTATAGTATCAGTTAATATATTCTTGTCTATATTTTTTTTATAAATAACAAATATTTGTTTATCATCTTGTTTATTTGTATAAAAATCAAAATTGTTTTCTTTTGAAAAGTCATTACAAAATGATACATATAACTTTTTTCTACTATTTGATTTATCTACCTCACCAAAAACTATAGCATCTACTTTTTTATTATCAATTAAATATTTCATTCCTAATTTAACTGTTGGTAAAACTCTATATTTATCCTTTTCATTTTTTGTTAATTCTGGTGAGAAATTTTTATCGTTGTCCATTATATAAAAGTCATATTTCCATATATTATTATCTTTATTTATACAATTTATTTGAAAAATATTATCATTTACTGTAAATAAACCTATTAAAATATTATTTTTATCTACCCATTTTATAGGTAGTGGATTTTTAAATACCTCAGAAATCATTTTAAAATAAGTATCTAGCTTTTTTATCATTACTTATATATTATATTTTGTACAGGTAGTCGGACTCGAACCGACACTCATATTTCAGAACACGGTTCTAAGCCGTGCGCGTATACCATTTCGCCATACCTGCAATTTTAGTACGAATGGTGGGAGTCGAACCCACACGCCATATAGACACTGCCTTCTTAGGACAGCGTGGCTACCAATTACACCACACTCGTATTTTTGTACCCCAGATAGGATTCGAACCTATATTTTCAGTTTCCAATTACCCGTTGTTGTTTAGAAGACAACTGGGACTACTGAGGCAGTATATTATAATATATGTGAATGTTTCATTTTCATAATCATTTCAGGACATTCTTTTGAGCCATATGTCAATCTAAATAGATCTCTATTATAGGCCATAACTTCTTTATCATCACACTTTATATTATGAACTACAAACATAATTAAGTTTCTACTTTCATTTAAGTATTTACATAAACTTTTTAAAGGCATAACTGAATTTACCTTAAATACATTACCGCTTGATAATAGTGTATATGATGTGTACTTTATATAATTTATTTCTTTCATTTTGTGTCCTGAACGGGATTTGAACCCGTAGCGTATAGTGTTTAAGACTATTGTGTTTATCCAGTTTCACCACCAGGACTTTTATTTTATTGTTTTATTGAAGAAGTTCATTGGTATTCCATTCATTTCACAAAATTCTTCTTCTGTTTGTGTATCACAATTACTACTCCACATTGCTTTCAATATATTGATAAAATCTCTACCATATTTCTTACACATTACCGAGAATTCATATTTCCAATTTTTTTTATCTGATGTAAAATCTATTGCTTCATTTATTCTACTCATAATTTTTATTTATTATAACATTCGACTTTTCGCTTTTGTATCGGGAGCGGGACTCGAACCCGCACGGACATTACTGTCCACTGGATTTTAAGTCCAGAGTGTCTACCATTCCACCACCCCGACAGGTGTTAATTGTTTAATTAATAATAGGACTCGAACCTACACTAAGTTTATTTCATCCTTAGCCATATCCTCTATATCTTCTGTATAAAGTTAGGTGTTTACCACTTCCACCATATCAATTATTTTGTGATCCAGGAAGGATTCAAACCTTCAACCTTTCCGTTAGAAGCGGAACGCTCTGTTCAGTTGAGCTACAGGACCAATTTAATCCATTTTATTTTTATTTATTTTTTTCCATAAAAAAACCCAAAACTTTTAAGTTTTGGGTTTTGAATATTTGTTATACTTTAATTGTTTATCAACTAAAATTTTCCAAATTGAACAAAACCCGGCCTTTGTCTCAATAATAAGACAGTCAGTGTTAAGTTTGTATTTAGATTAGTTGTTTTCATTATTGTATATATTAAGATTTTATTCTCTGTTTTTGTTATTTTCTTATTTTTATAGTACAAATATACATAAAGTTTCCATTTGTACCTAATTTTATTTTAATTTTTTGGTAATAAAGTGATAATGTCATATACTTGTTCACTATCTTGATAATATATCTCATGACATTTGATATAAAAGTCTAATAAATCTTGGTTCATTTTATGATTTAAGTTTAGCAAGTTGTTTTTCTAAATCTTCAATTTGTCTTTTTTTCAACAAGTCTTTTTTTGCTTGAATTTTATCTTCTTCAATTTTAACTTCTTCATCATTAGACTTTCTAAAATTGAAACCGTGAACTTCAAGTTCTTGATGGTCACAATGCCAATCACATGCGACATAGTTTGATCCCTTTTCTTTTAAGTCTTGAAGTGTTTTGATTAGTTCATCAATTTTAACTAAACCTGCGTCACTATAATTGGTATCACCAATTGTTTGATAATCATTATCTTTTTCAAAGTCGAATCCGTTATCTTCTTCTGGAGTTGATGTTAAATATGTTTTATTTATAAATTTGTTTGTGAAATATACTTTGCTCATATTTTTTATTTAGATTACAAAGATAGGTATAATTATTGAATTATTATAATTTTATTTAATTGATTGTACGTAATGACTAAAAACGAACAGTCAAATTTTATTTATTATGTTATTTTAAAATAATAACCATCTAGACCATTAGTATAATATCAGTAGTTAATAACTTGTATCATATAATTTGTATAATTTTTATTCAATTATATTATTATTGAATTATTGAATTATGGATATTCTACCAGTTTTTGTATTTCCTACATATTCTACATAACCAAGACTAGTTGAGTTTGCAATAGTCGCACTCGTTGAAGAAGTTGGTATATTTTTATTAAATGGTAATGTTTGTACCACTGTACCACCAGTATTAATAATATTATATCCTGATTGTGACATTACTCCACCAAGATATGTTTTTACTTCAATAGTTATATTTCCTGATTGTCTATTCTCATACCACACTGCATTCATTTTAGTTGATATGTTTGATAAATTATAATCGGTTCGAATTTTACTAAAATTCATAAATACTGCTTCAGAACCACCGGTTTGTCTATTATCACCTGCCCAATAGATATAAGAATTTGTAAGTGTTACACTATTAGGTACACTCGGCGATCCTTGTGAAAATCCAACCCAGTTATTATCTAATATAGTACCAGAGTTTATGACTCCTGTAAATGTATCTAAATCTGTACCTGCGGTAGATCCCCAACTATATTTAATTACTAAATAGTCAAATTCCAATAAGTATTGGTTTGTATAGGTAATTCCATTTATTACTGATGTTGTAAGATTCGGGATTCCAATTGTAAATGATGTACTAGCAATATTGTTATTACTATCTATTATTTGAACCGTGTATGTTGTTGATGCTAATAATCCATTAATAGTTAATGGAGAAGATGCTGCTCCTTGTATTACAGAATTTAATGTATATGTGTATGGTCCAATTCCTCCCATAAATGTTATTGTTGCTGTTCCATTAGTTCCTTCTTGATTTGTTGGATTAGTTTTTGTTGTTGCAGTAATAGTAACGTTAAGAATTGGTACACAATTAGTATT